CTCCCTTTTCCCACCGCCAGTTAGGCGGGTGCCATTACGCGGCCTCTTCATCTAAGAAGAGCATACCGCACGTATGCCACGTCCATTTCCTGGAATCTGCTAAACGGCAGATTCCAAGAACGATTTTATCAGTTGACTCCTCCATATATGGAACGTGCTCTCGTGACTCAATCAAATTGAGTTTATGACAGTACTTCCCATGTTCTGGAAGTTGTTTAATCATTGTGACAGGAGCCAATCTTTTTCTCGGGTTTCCGGGAGAAATCAATTGGTACCTGCCACTACTGGTAAAATCGCCACCCTTAAGTTCAGGAGGTACATCAAGACTCAACAGCGACCATAACGGCCAACCATCAGAATCAAGAAAGAGCTTCTGCCCGCGCCCACTCCATACCCTCAAGTTATTGAGGAAAAGAATGAGCTCAGACAGCCGATCGATAGGCCTCCTAACGAAGAAGGGAGTAATGTCCTCACCGTCCCAGTAATGTCCACCGCAACTTTCGCGGAATGGACCACTTGAGAACGATTTAAGGTCATTTGGAGAAAATCCAAAGTAAAACAAAATATGCCTAAATGAGGCATACATGCCACTTGGGATGATTAAATCATCTCCATAGACACTGATGACACCTTTTGTTCCCGTAAAATAGGCAGTAGCCCTAGCCAACGCGTAAAAGAGCAAGCTCTCTAACTCGAAGGTAAAGCCGTTACCCATAGACGAGAACATTTCACACTCATGTCGCTCACCATCGATAACGATTACCGGGCTCCGGATGGAGTTTAAGTAACCGAACCAGGCGATTGGCATCAATTGGAACACAGCTTCGAACGAAACCGTATCACTAGCTGAAGATAAATCCAAAGTGGCTAAAGAGCCATCCTTAGAGCCTATCCTTGCTAGATCTCGGTTTCGACCCTGATCTTGTAAGTTAATTCCTACATTACGCAGAGCCTTACGAAGCTGTGAACCAGCTCCTTTCTGAAGGAACATATTGATGTCTGGCTCTTTACAAGCCACACGGTCAATAAGTGCGTTCTTCGGGACAGTGAACATGTCCGCCCCTTCAACAATTTCCAAAGAAATTGGCGAAGAAGCCAACCAGGCTGCATAGTCTGATTGGTCGAACATGCCCAAACAAGCACGTGTTATATGTGCTTTACCGACGTACTTCCCAGCCGCAAAGCTGTTAGTACGAACCCTGCTAGTCGACGCACCCCCTGAGAATGACCCAAGGGTCATATCACAAGGAAGATCACCGATTATCTGGGATATAATACTACGCGTCTTCTCAACGAAGTCACCAAACCTAACTGACGGTAATAAAACCGTTTCATCAGGCGTAGTAGACAAGCGTAAGTTTGTCTCCTCATTCACTGCCTCATTGGAGAGCCATTTTGCAATGGCCCTTTCCCTTCTCACATGAGAGGGAACAGTAGAAGCATCAACAAACTTTTCAAAGATCTGACATTTGAGATAGTCATTCTTTGGAGAAGCGGGAAGGGTGTTAACCCACTCCCGGATTAGCGTCGTATAGTCGGTGGGGAGTAACACATTCTTGTCCAGCGTTGGACGTCGATGTGCCCTCCGACAGAGTTTTCCAGTCATGGGAAGCTCCAATCCGTACTGTCGCGCCGTTGAGCGACGACAGCAGAAAGAACAAAAGAAGGAAGGCTAGAATAGCTAGCAACAAAGAGCCAATTAAGGCTCCTATGTTACCAGACATTTTCGCCGACCGTCAGCACACTATCACACTGTGTCGTGGCAGTTGCCAAGGCAGTGTAAAGCATACCTACTATGTCCTTCCGCTCTTGCAAAGTAGCATCAGGCGGAAAATCAAACGATGCACTAGCACGCGACGTGCGTGCAACCGCATACGAGTTTACTCCGTTGATGGTTTCCGTAACAAGAACCGGAAGCGAAAGAGCAAGATCAACCTTCCGACGACCCCCAGGGGTCTGACGGGGATTGATCTTAAATACGTAGTCACCAAGTGACGACGCTGCCGCTTTCGCGTACCGACCTCCAGAATCGCCTTCGCTCCCTTGAGGGGTGAAAGTGTGATTCACAGGTGTTCCGGCGCGATCCGTAAGGATCACATTAGCCATTGATGGCATTAAAGTACTTTCTGTTAAAAGTCACAGACAGAAATGAGGACTATCCTCATTTAACTATCTAGTGAGGTTGGACAAAAGAGCAGCAATCGTTGCAAAACGACTCGCTCCAGTGAAAAACGGCTTAAGATAAAGGCCACCGGACGGAAACTTTGTAAGAACCGCCCGTTGCATCCCAAATCCCCAAAGATGGCTAGTAGCACACGAAGTGCCAATTTGCCATCCGGGCGACACGCTCACAGTGAGCTCGCGCTCAAAGCGAACGGTCGAAGAGCCGCCAACGAAAGTTAAACCAGAGGTGGCAGTCAAGTTGGATAAGAATTCTCCAACTGGGACACCCCAATCAACAACAAATGAGAAGGGAAGTAATTCCCAAGCCAAATCGGGCAAGTTTAGGAGCCCGGCCCTGTTGATGATACGGGACATGTATGCGTCGTTAAGACTCCCCGTAAGGTGAGTTTGGTGACACACACTAGAACCATCACTGAATCGTAGACCAGTAGAAAAGCTGGCATCCGGGAGTGTAACAAACTCTCCCGTATGTTCAACTCTTGAACGACCTCGACCATGAACTAGCATACCCTTTCCGGACTGTTCTTGCATAAGCAACCACAGTCCATAAGCGTCACTAACCAACGGTTTAAAGCCGTACCAATAAGATAACCAGTAATTGGCTATCCTTTTCTCTAGTTTTCGATCCCTAACAAGCTTCTTCAACCCTCTCGCACTTAAGCTTGAGAGTTTAGGAATTTTGCCCTGTTTCAAAGCATGGAATGCGCGGAAGACGTCCATTGCGGACTCAACTACGGTTCCAAACAAATCAACAGTTTGGTTTAACTGGGCAAGATTTTCACCCAATGAGGCCTTGCTAGATGCAAGGTCCGAGATAGCCTTTGATTCAGCACGAATTCTGGAGTTTTCAACTTCTCCATTCGTAAACTTAACCAAATGCGTAGTTCCCGGATAAAAGTGAGGGTTAGTATCCTTCACGATAAACGTATTGTTTAAGTTCGTGCGAGCTAAAAATGCATTATCTGCATAATTAAATCCGCCCGTTCCAACTTTATATTTACCGGCGATTACGCCTTCAAATCTATATCCCCATCGTGAATAGGAACTGGGGTTGCGCCACATTGGCCCAACCCCAGAAAGTAGATGGCGTGGGTTACTGGAATGTCCAGTGCGACTGCAAGCAAACGTATCTCTTGTATATGTTGAGTTAAGGTATACACTGTTGTCGGAGACCTTACGATATGTAATGGCCTCGTCCGGCAGGGTAAGCCCAAAGCCGCCATAAGCATTTGATAAAAAGCTGAAGTCTCCCACATCACATACTCCCTCCTATTCATTGTGGACCCAGTCTTTTGACTGAGACTGACCTACCCAGGTCAGTTCCCG